CTCGCCCTGCGCAATCAGTTTTGCGGTGGCGGTCAACAAGCCCGAGCGCTGCATCTGCCAGGAAATCTGGTCGAGCACACAGCCGGAATACATGGCATAGCGCGGCACCTCGGGCATGGCGGTTTCGATCGACAGACTTGGCAAGGTCCAGCTCCCCGACGCAAACTCATGCGTATAGGGGCCCGTCCCGGTGGTGAGCGGATCCCCGAACGCCGCCTTCAGCCAGAACCCGAAGGCTTCCGCATCGATCGGTACCACCACATCGCCGTCTGCCGTCACCGCGTCCTTGATCGGGGCCGTTGGATCGCGGCCATAGCCCAGCAGTTCCGATCCAAGCAGCGGTTGTTCCGCCCCCAGCGAGGTGCTGGCAAAGGGCATCTGCATGTAACCGCTCAGCGGCGGGGTGCCATAAGTTGTCTCGAACGCAGCCGCCATTAGCGACCGCGCGCCTTGTGCGCGTGCCATAGTGTTTTCCTTTGTTAGTTGGAGGTCAGTCCACGGGGGTCATCCCAGCGGGTCGGCCGTGGTGTAGGTCAGGATGACCGGGACGACGGCCGCCTTCAGCGCCTCGGCTCCTTCAACCGGCAGATCGACCGGCTGCGGAGCATCAGCCTCGACCCAGTCACATAGCCCGCCGAGGGTTCGGTCGGCCGTGGCGGTGGCCAGTTCCGCCAGCAGCACATCAAACGCGGCATCACGGGCGGCAGGCGTTTTTCCCTGCACGATCACCTCGACTTCAGCCCGATGTTCAAAGTGGTATTGCAGCGGCGACAGCGTCACCTCCGGTGTGCCGGGATCACCATCGCGCAGGATCAGTAACCCGCCAGCCGGGATACGTTCCGGCAGGATTGCACCACGCATGACGGTGGCAGCGGGCACGCTTTGCAGCGCCACAAGCAGGGATTGCAGGATGGTTTCTCGAGGGGTCATGAGATTTTACTCTCCACCCATTTTTCCACAACCAACCCCGGCACCGACCCCGCAACCCTCTCCGCATCCCGCGCCAGATCGAGCCGTTTGCGCAGTTTGACCTGCGGCACCAGCAGGAAGATCGGGGCGGTGACTTGCCCGCGACCGGTTTTCGATCGCGAGGCCACCGCCGTGCCGCGCGTGTTGATCCGCGCCTTTTCGGCCACCAACAAACTTGGCCCGCCCCTTCGATAGATGAACCGCAGCTTTATCCCGCGGCGGCGTTCCCATTCACCGGGTGTCAGGCGTGCGCCACCGCGACCCTTGCCAGCGGCTTCGGTCGGGATGGCCAGATAAAACCCGTTCTTCGAGCGGATCAGCACGCCCTTGTCATGGGCGTGGATGATCTTCGGGGCCTTCGACCAGATGAAGGCAGCGGCATCCAGACTTTCACCCCGTTCAGGATATGTCTTGTTGCGAATGCTGCGGGCCAGCCGTTGCCCGAGACCGGCGCCGGTAATTTGGCCGCGCCAGTCGGCCTTCAGATCGCTGCCCGCCTGACGCATGGCGGCCGTGACCGCGCGTTCGCCCGCCAGAAACTCGGCCTGCATCATCGCGGCGATGTCCGGATCGATGTCGAGTTTCAATCTCATGCCGGATGCACATCGATGGTCCAGATCAGACGTTCCGCATCACGCACGGGCTCGCCCTGAATAAGAAATGCCTCGCCGCCGATTTCCAGCCGGTCGCCGAGACGCGGGGTGGCCACCTCGCTCACGCGCAAATCAAACCGCTGGGTTTCCGACCAGAGCCTTGCCTCGCCAAAGCCGGTAATGCTGTCGGCGCGACGTGCCACCACACGGACGAGAACGGGCGAACCGCCCCCGGCCGTGTAGATGGCATCGCTGGCGATATTGTCGTCCGCGAACAATGCGTCCGTGCCAATGACGAAGGCGTTCATCAGGTCCGCCGTCCCGAGCGCAGCACCTGCGGGCGGGTGCAGATCGGCAGCGGGTTGCTTTCGATCTCGAGGCGTACCCATTCATCGCGATCGCGGTCAGGGATGGAACGCGCGTAGAGCGGAAGGCCCAGGGTGTTGACCGTCTCGAAGGTATCCGCCGGGGCGTAGTAGATCTCGAACAGACCCTCGACTCCTTCGGGATAGAAATACGCCTTGTCGACCGGCACACCGAAGGCTGCATTGCCGCGATAGCGGCGGAAGTTGATGCCGCCAAAGCTGACCTCGTCCGATACCCGGCTGCGCAGATCGGCGGCCGCGGCGGTGTTGAGGTAGGTCTCGCGCACCTCTTTGTGGGCCACCAGATCGGCAAAGAAAGCCGAGCCACATTCGGCACGCAATTGCACCGCACCGGTGGATAGCCCACCAAGGGTGTCCTCTACGCTTTCGATAAGCGCCTGGCAGCGTTTGCGCAGGGCACCGGAGCCGGGGGAGTTGTTATCGAGATCAAAATCCACCTCGGATGCCGGGGTGATGGCGAACTCGGTGAAGTAGTCGATAACGGTCGCCCCGTCCTTGGGGTCCAGCACCTTGCCCTGAATGCCGTTCAGCAGGTGATACTCAAAAGTGGCCTCTGCATCGGTGCGAAGGCGGCGCAGGCGCCGGGCAACTTCCGCCTGGACTTGCTGGGTTTCGGACTCAGATCCAAAGGCACGGATGCCCTGAATCTCGGAGGCCCAGAGAACGTCCTGCTTTTTGAACTGACGGCAAACGAACGCCCGAACGTCGCGCCGTTCCGGCACCTGTTGATCAAAGGCCGAGCCGCGTTCGGAAAACGGGATCAGCGACAGGGTGCCGTCGCGGCTTTCAATGACGACGGTGCGCGCGCGCACCCCGCGATCGGAGAACAGGCCGGAGCCCGAGAGAGTGGCGGGCTTGAAGGGGATGTTTTCCAGCGCGCGGGTGAGCTCGATGACCGAAAATGCATCGGTCTCGAAGATATCCATGGTGGTCATGAATGTGTTCCTTTCTTATCGGGTGAGGATGCCTACGGCGGCGAGTGCAACATGGGCGGCGGTGATTTCCGGTGCCGTTGGCGTGCCGGTGAACACCAGGTCATTGGCGTTCACGATGGCGGGGCCACGCAGCAGCACAACGGCATCCACGTCGGCCAATGTGGCATCGGCTTTACCCCAGAGCACGGCGATGGCGGTCTCGGTGCCATCGATGCCCGCAGGATCTTGCGCGGCATATTTGCCGCTGGCGGTGATCTTACCCAGCACGGTGCCCGGCTCCAGAACCGGATTTGCACTGCCGGTCGCGATGGTGATGACCTCGCGGGTGTAATCCCGAAAAGCCTCCCAAACTAAAAATCCGCCTGCGTGGCGGGGTTCGGTCAATGTGGTCATGATGTCTTATCCTTTGCGTTTGAAGGTGCGGGTGATCACGTCGCCCCAGGGTTTGGCCTGGGGGGCGGGCCCCGGTTGCGGGTGGGAGGAGGAGATGTCCGGTTCATCGGCCGCTTTTGCGTCGATCAGGACCTTGCGGACATCCTCAAGGCTGGCCTCGGACGCGAGGAACCCCGCCGCCATCTGCGGTTGCCCCGCGAGGCGGCAAAGATCGACGACGGTTTTGGCGTAAGTCATGGCCTCGTTGCGGATGGCCGCGGGGTCAGGATCAGGGTTATCTTTGGACACTGGTGCAGATTCGGACTCAGGTTCCGGTTCCACCTCGGCGGGTTCCTCCTTTGCCTTCAATGCCTCCACGACCTCCGGTGGCGTGTTTTGGAACCGGCTCACATCAAAGCTGGCGGCCATTTTCACCGGCTCGACCATCGTGTCGGCAAATCCCATCTCCAGCGCCTCACCCGCATCCAGCCATGTTTCCTTGGCCATCAGTTTCGCGATTTCATCTTCCGCCTTGCCGGATTTCGCCGCATAGCCGCGCAGCAGGCTGCCGCCGATCTTGTCGAGCACCTCGGCCATGGACCGCATGTCCGCCGCCGTGCCCATCACCATGCCAGAGGGATCATGGATCATCAGGAAGGCGTTTTCGGGCATGATGATCTCGTCACCTGCCATGGCAATGTAGGAGGCCGCAGAAGCCGCTATCCCGTCGATACTCACGGTGACCGTGCCTGCGTGGCGCTGCAGGGCATTGTAAATAGCCACAGCATCGAACACAGACCCGCCCGGGCTGTTGAGCCGCAGGGTCAGCGGAGCCTTGTCAGGCAGTTTACTGAGATCAGTCAGAAAGGCTTTAGCCGAGATGCCGTAAGCGCCGATTTCATCATAGATCGAGATTTCCGCACCCTCGTTCAGGGCACAGATCGAATACCAGTTTTTCATGGGGTTTCCTTATTATTGCGATGTTTCTTCAGGGTCGGCCGGTTTCACGGGCGTGGCCCGCGCGCCCTGGGTCTCGCCGGGGCTGGTGCTGTAATTCAGGCCCAGAGCAGCGGCGCGCTCGGCATCCGCAGCATTCTCGCGGTCGATTTCCTCGATGTCGTAACCGGTGGCCTCGACCGCTTTCCTGCGCGACACCAGCCCAGCATTGATACCCAGCAATTGCGCCTGAATGTCCTTCAGCGGATCGACCCAATCCCAACGTGGCGGGATCCAGTGCACCGGCTTGGCCTTGGCCATATCCGGCAGATCGAGCGTGCCCGACAGGGCTGCCGCCTCCAGCCAGCGCGTCCAGATAGGTCGGCAGAACTGATGCGCCATCACCCCGTGCTGTAATTGCCCGATCCGGCGGCGGAATTCGACCAGCTCGGCGCGCAGGCTCGAGTAATTCGCCTGGCGCACGTCGCCGGTGACCAGGTGATAGGGCAAGCCAAGGGATGCCGAGATCGCCAGCAAGGTGCGATATTGAAACGCCTCATAGCCGCCACCCACATCGGCCGGGCTGGAGAACTTGATGTCCTCGCCGGGCAGCAACACCTGCAAGGTGCCGGGTTCCAGACTGGCAATGCCGATGCCCTCGCCGGTATCTTCCACTTCCCCCATCAAGGCTTCTTCGGGCGCATTCTTGGTGATGAAGCCTGCAAACATCGCCGCGGTTTTCTTGCGATCGAGCTCGGCGTCATCGTATTGATCGAGCAGAAACAGCCGCACCATCGCCGGTGCCACATGCGGCAGGCCGCGTATTTGACCGGCATCAATGGGGCGGTAGATGTGCAGCACGTCCTTGGCAGGCACTATCGTTGTGTCCGGAATGACGTCCCGCCGGTCCGTGCTGTCGCCGGGATGACGGCGGCGGAAGTGATAGGCCACGCGCCGTCCGATCAGATCGAACTCTATACCGCAGCGGATACGGTTGCCGTTGG